CAGAAGAGTATGAACGCAATCGCGCCTAACTTCATCCATGGCTCTGGCGATGCAAGCCATATGCATTTGACTATCTGTCGGCTGCTGGATGGCGTTGATGGGGAGCCTTTGGCCGAGGACTTTTTCATGGTCCACGACAGCTTTGCGATAAGCGGCGACACTTGGCATTTGTTCGATACTGTGCGCGATACATTCGTCAAGATGTACGACAGTGGATGTGTGCTTCAGCGCTTTGAGGATGAGGTGCGTCAGCTACTAAATGACCCATCTACCGAACTCCCACCGATACCGCCGAAGGGGACGCTGGACATTAATGCCATCAGAGGCAGCGAGTTTTGCTTCAGTTGAATTAGGGCACACTCTCGAAGACTAGAACGGTTTTCTCCTTCTCTGTTCTAGCTTTACATAGCGCTGGGTTATCTCCCCGCGCATCTCCCAGACTTGGGCCGCCAAAGATTGTTGAAAGACTTTGGCGGCCCTTTTTCGTTCACAATCACAACTGAAAACTAAGGAAAACACCATGGCAAAACCAAAGTATAGTTCGCCGATTGGACGGGCTAAGTATCCTCATCTTAATGAGCCTGACACTGCCTTCGATGCAGACAAACCAAAGTATAAAACTGAGGTTGTGTTGAGTGCCAAAGATGCTCAACCGTTCATCGACCAGATCAACAAAGCGAGTGAAGAAGTTCACGGAAAGCAGCCTGCGGGTAAGGTGCGTATGCCCATCACAAAGGATGAGGAAACTGGAGAGGTAAGCTTTAAGTTTAACTCTAAGTATCAACCGAAGTTTTGCGACACCAATGGCCAAGTGATTACGCCAAGCAGTTTACCGAAGATCGGCGCTGGTAGCATCATAATCGTGAGCGGCGTTATTAACGTGTACGAGGTGTCCAAGAACAAGGGCGTTGGATTACTCATGGATGGCGTCCAGATCATTGATGTTGTCGAATACGGCGGCGGCGGAAGCGTCACCTTTGATGCTGTTGAGGGAGGAAGCTACGTCCGAGAGGATTTGCATGAAGCTGCTCCAACGCCAGAACCTAGCGAAAACGGCGCGAAGTTTGACTTTTAAAAAAGGAAGAAGCTTCTATCGCGGCATTGCCGCTGGCTATAGGTCAGGTCTTGAGCAAACCATCAGTGACTTCCTCAAAACTGAGGGCATCGAAGTCCAGTACGAAACGGATAAGATAGGTTACACTGTTCCATCGCGGCAATCTAAATACACACCAGATTTCAAACTGCCAAAACCAGGTGGCTTCTGGTATTTAGAAACCAAGGGGATATGGGCTGTCCAAGACCGCGCCAAGCATCTTTTAATCCGAAAGCAGCACCCGACAATTGACATCAGGTTCCTGTTCTCGAACGCAAGAGCGAAGCTTTATAAAGGCTCGAAGACGACTTACGCCGACTACTGCGAAAAACACGACTTTCTCTATGCCCATCGGGCTATGCCGGAAGCGTGGGTGGCCGAGTGTAAGGCATAGAAATTAGGGCTGACCTTTGAGCAGAGGGTTGGTCCTTTTTCACCACCTGTCAAATCTCAAAGGAAACCAAATGGAATTACTCGAAGAGCGCGCAAGCGCTGATTTCGTGTCCCATGGGCCATGTAGTGCGTGTGGTTCAAGCGATGCAAACAGCTTATACAACGATGGAAGCCATTGGTGCTTTGGCTGCGAAACCTACACGCATCCAGATGGTTTTGAGGCAAACCGCCCAGCCGCGATGAAGCCAAGCCGCCCTGTCACGCCGCTTTTAGAAGGCGACTACGCTGACCTAAGGTCGCGTCAGCTAACTGAGAAAACCTGTCGCAAGTTTGGATATATGGTAGCCAAGCGCGGCGATGAGTACGTCCAGCTTGCAACTTACAAAGACCTACAAGGCCGCCCAGTTGCTCAGAAGATACGCACCGTTGACAAGCAGTTTTCAGTGGTTGGCGACAAAGATCAAATGGGCCTGTTTGGTATGCACATATGGAGCGCTGGAAAGAAGATAGTTGTGTGTGAGGGCGAGATCGACACAATGACTGTCTCGCAGCTACAGAACCATCGGTTCGCTACTGTGGGCGTCCCCCACGGCGCTCAGAGTGCCAAGAAGCATTTGCTCAAGCACATCGATTACCTCAACAACTTCGGTGAAATAATCCTGATGTTTGACCAAGATGAGGCCGGACAAGCGGCGGCTATTGCCTGCGCTGAAGTTCTTCCTACTGGTAAAGTTAAAATTGCAGTTCTGCCACATAAAGACCCAAACGCTTGCCTCTTGGCTGGTGACGCGGCTGCTGTAGTAGACGCGATATTCCAAGCATCTGAGTATAGGCCTGACGGCATTGTCAGCATGACAGACCTCCGAGAAACTGTTGGGGTACAAGACGCAGAAAGTCCGATGAAGTACCCATATCCCAAGCTCAACGAGATGCTGAAAGGGATAAGGCAGGGTCTGATTACGATAGCCGCTGGCTCTGGTGTCGGTAAGTCCACTCTTGTCCGAGAGTTTGCTTACTCGCTACAGCAAGGTGGTTTCGCGGTTGGAATGCTTATGCTCGAAGAGAGCGTGAAGCGCACCGCCCAAGGGCTTGTGGGCATCCACATGAACAAGAACATCACGATTGATCTTGAGGCCACTACCCCTGAAGAAATCACTAAGAACTTCGATGATCTAATGAAGTCGGGGCCATTCTACTTGTTTGACAGTAAAGGCAACGTAGACCTGGATTTAATCTGCAACCGCATCCGGTACATGAAGCACGGTCTAGGCTGTGACGTAATTATATTAGATCACGTTTCAATCTTGATAAGCAGTTATGCGGGTAATGGTGAAGGCAATGAGCGCGTCCTGATCGATGGCATAATGCACACGCTAAGAGTGCTTTGCACAGAGTTAGACTTAGCGCTCATCCTTGTGTCCCACCTAAGACGGCCATCCGGCGACAAAGGACACGAAGGCGGCGAGAGAGTTTCGCTGTCGCAGCTTCGCGGGTCACATTCCATCGCGCAACTCGCAGACGGGTGCATAGGGCTGCAAGTGCCAGCCGATGACACCACTAGCGGAGCAAGAGAGCTAGTAGTTCTTAAGAACCGCTTTTGTGGCTTGGTCGGTCCAGCCGACACTCTTCAGTACGTTCACGAGACAGGACGCCTAACTACTGTTTCAGAAAGCATTCCATTTTAACCGCTGAACACAAAGGAGATCTGCCATGGGTAAGATTACAGAACCAGTGAGCCTGACGTTAAATGAGTATCAGGCGGACACCGCCGCAACTGCAATTTATGACACCAAAGTAATCTATCCAGCTTTAGGGCTGGCTAATGAAAGCGGTGAGGTACTCGGTGTGATTAAGAAACTAATGCGCGATGACCATGTGCGCTTTGACGGAAACAACAGCATTAAGGAAGCCCACCGCGAGAATATCGCAAGTGAACTTGGGGATGTACTTTGGTACGTGGCAGCCCTTGCCCGTGACATAGATTACAGCCTGAATGATGTAGCAATAATGAACCTGTGGAAGCTTGAAGATCGTAAGCTTCGCGGGAAGCTCGGCGGCTCTGGAGACAAAAGGTGACGGGTGGCCGCTGGGTCTGGGACCTTGAGAGCAACGGCCTTCTCGATACCATTCATACTGTTTGGTGCATTGTGTGCCGAAATATCGATACTGATGAAGTCCGAGAGTTTGGACCAGATGACATTCAGAGCGCCCTCGACTTACTTTCCGGCGCTGATGAAATCATCGGTCACAACATCATCGGTTATGACATCCCTGCGCTACAGATAGTTTACCCTGAGTGGTCCACATCCGCCAAGGTAACTGACACACTGATACTGTCTCGCCTAGTACGGGGCGACTTATTCAACGATGACGCAGATCGACACTTCACAAAGCAGTCCTTCCCTAAAAGGCTATGGGGCAGCCACAGCCTGAAAGCTTGGGGGTTGCGCCTCGGTAATTTCAAAGACGAATATGATGGCGGCTGGGAAGCGTTCTCAGACGTTATGATGTCATATTGCGTCCAAGATACCTCAACGACAGCTAGTTTATACAAGCACTTCATGAAGCAGAAGCCACATCCAGATGCTATTAACCATGAGCATCGCATGGCTTGGATTTGTGATGAGATTGGCAGCAACGGCTGGACGTTTGACGAAAAGAAAGCAACCGCCCTCTACGGTGTCTTGGCCCAAAAGCGCCACAGCATCGAAGAAGACTTAAAAGAGCTTTTCGCGCCGTGGACAGTAGCCGAGGACTTTTACCCGAAGCGGGACAATAAGACACTCGGCTATAAAGCTGGAGAGTTGTTCATCAAAGAGAAGACTGTGTACTTCAACCCAGCGTCTAGGCCACACATCCATAAGTGCTTAGTTGATAAGTACGAGTGGAAGCCAAAAGAGTGGACTGGCAGCGGGGCAGCTAAAGTAGATGAGACAATCCTCGGTAAGCTTCCGTATCCAGAAGCCAAACGCTTGGCTGAGTTCTTCACTGTGCAGAAGCGCATCGGCCAGTTGGCTGAAGGCAATGCGGCGTGGCTTAAGAAAGTCTCAAGTGACGGTAAACTGCGCCACAGGCTGATACCAAACAACACGGTTTCAAGTCGTGCATCGAGCGTTTCACCAAACTTGCAACAAGTGCCGCGAGTGGGAAATCCA